ATAAAACTGTTCACTCATAAGTTACCTCCGTCGCCAACTGCCATTGCGGGCAGTTGGCACACAGGTATTACTTAAGTTTCTCCTAACTCCGCCGTATCTAAACGGCGGGTGTTGCGAGAATCACTTACACAGCACTGACTTACACAGTCAGTTACTCAATACTCAATGTCCCTTGGGACACCTAAGAGCCATTTCACTAGCTGGGTTAACCAGTGCCGATAGATTGATTGTTTGATTAGTCGCCTACACATGAGGCTCGAACTATAACTTAGATTGGTGGATACCGTACCAGCATCACATTTAAGTGATATAGACGTGCTGTCCGATTAGAAGTGATGATGGCCGTAGACCATCATCACGTATCATCAAGTACCTTTCATGCTTGGCACGGCCATAGTTGGACGTGTAAGTAACTAAATCCGCTGTAAGCATCCGCTCTCACTCAAGCATAGTGTGTCTGTATCGACCCAGGATAGTAAGTACCACGCTGTGTTGTGTATTCGAGCTTAACCCGCGTTGTTCACGCACCCTTTAACTAGTGTTACCGTGTCTACCTGCAATCCGGTTAGTGTGTTCCCGGTACTCGCACGGCACTGTAGTTACTCAGTGGTTAGCTTTGCTCTCTCTCTTGAGCTAGACAGATTGTCTGATTGCCAACGACAAAAGGATATATTGAAATTCAGTGGAAAAACGGGGCCGATTGGCTTACTCCGGCTCGCTTTCCAGCCCCTCTCTAGTTGACTACATGACAACTATAGCATGGAGTCAAGCGGGGAGTATATGAAATCGTGTGATTAGAATCAATAGTTTAGCACTTTATTTAAAAAAGGCGCTTTGTTTGGTAAAGCCGGCGTAATGATTACGCGGCAAATGCTTTGAACGGGAGAGCCTAGTAGGCTACCCCGCGAAAATGGATTGCGCCTTGCGTCTAGGATCGCCAGTAATAGGCATTCAGGGAGTCACAGCCGAGCGGCAAGGAGTCCCGGCGTGTGGGTGCGGGCGGGGACCATTTTGACTACGGCTCATGTTTGAACAAATAAGACAATCAAGTCTTAAATAGGAGACCACTTTGACTCTGACACCATTTAGTAAATAAAAGATAAACTAGTCTGAAATAGAAAAGGATAGATAGGTCTTTATTTGTATTTAAGACCGTTAGGTCTTAAATAGATTAAGACAAACTTGTCCTAATAGAAAAGTAGGGAATCATAAGAGGGCGGCTATAGCCGTAGGCGGTGCCAGCCGAAGTATATGCGAAGCATATACTGAGGATGGTAACGCCGTAGGCGTTACTGTATACTCATTTCATGCGTAATCATTACGCGGGAAATCATGCAGAAACCTGAGATTCTTGACTGGCGGCAGATCGGGGAGTATATTTACAATCTTGTGGATGAACATGACCGCACAGTAGGGCAGGTTGTGAGCAATGATCTATTCGAGTGGACGGTATACACATTCCTTGATGAGCAGAATCCGGGGATACCAGTCTTTATAAGTAATGTGCAAGGACTGTCAAATGCCAAGAGGTGTATGGTCGGGGTAATAACTGGCCACTTGACCCGCGAAAAAAGCTGATGTATACTCCCTGTAACGTGTGATAGTTGCGTTCTGATGGAGAGGGCCGGTGGAGTCTAGCCGGTCCTTTTTTACTGGCACCAGAAATACCCAAGGAGGGTAATCATATGGTCGATTAGAAGCAGGTGGCGGGCAACCGCAAGTTCACTCCAACTACACCAATTACATATATTTAATCTAAGGTCCCGCCCAGCAATAGGCGGGGCCTTTTTTATTGACAATTCCCACCACAATCATTACGCTGGAATTATGTCCAAGCGTGTCAATGGCATCAGGAAAGTGAGGACCAGGAGCAATGGCCCCAAGCCTCCTAATGGAGCCGGTCTTTTAACCTCGGCTGGGCTTGCCCGCAAGCTAGAGCGCCAGTATCAGGTACTTGAGCTGCGGAAAGCTGGTCACACTATTAAGGAGATTGCCGACTTATTGAAGGTTGGCACATCTGTTATCCACGGTGATTTGGTCGAGGTCTTGAATTACACGCTCAAGGATTTGACTATCAATGCGGAACAGGACCGGGAGATGCAGGTTCAACGCTTGGATGGGCTCCTTCAGAGGTATTACCCGCTGGCCAAGGCCGGGAATCTGGCGGCTGCTGCCATGGTACTCCAGATCGAGACTCGGCGGGCTAAGCTCCTGTCCCTGGACGTGCCGGAAACTAAGAGGATTGAGGCCACCGGCATTCGTGAGTACGTGGGGATCGCACTAGAGGACGTGTAATCTTGGCCCGCAAAGCTCTATTAGAGAATGAGGAGCTTACCAAAGCTGCGGGTTACCGGATCAAGTATCATCCGTGGGGAGCGGCCAAGGAGCTATTCACTTGCCATAATGATGAAATCCTCATGGCGGGACCAGCTGGAACGGGTAAATCCCTGGCAATTCTCCATAAATTACACCTTGTATTAAGCAAATATCCTCTGGCCAAGGGCTTCATGTCCCGCAAAACCAGGACCAGCATGACTAATTCCTGCTTGGCAACTTACCAGAGCCATGTTTTGCGGCCTCCTGACAAGGTGCATTTCCATAAACAGGATCAGGTATTTAACTACCCTAACGGTTCCATGCTGGCAATTGTCGGGCTGGATGACCCGGAGCGCATCAAGTCTACCGACTGGGATCTAGGCTTCATCCAGGAGGCCACGGAGTGTACAGAGAATGATGCTGAAATATGCACCACTCGGCTCCGTAATTGGGTGGTCCCTTACCAGCAAATGCTCTACGATTGCAACCCGGATAAGCCTACCCACTGGCTAAAGCGGAGATGCGATCAGGGCTTGACCACAATGCTGGTGTCCCATCATGAGGATAATCCACGATTATGGGACCATTATAATGAAAAATGGACTACTGAGGGGATGCAGTATCTTGCCAAGCTCCAGCGATTGACAGGAGTTAGGCGGGCTAGGCTCTACTCGGGCCAGTGGGTTGCCGCTGAAGGCATTGTTTATGACCAGTGGGATGCCCAGACTCACCTTATCTCACAGGCTCAGCTACCGCTAGACTGGACAGAGTGGCCGCATTACTGGGCAATTGACTGGGGCTATACGCATCCTCTTGTATGGCAGGATTGGATGGAGGACCCGCAGGGGCGGCTCTACCTGAACCGGCAGATATACCGCACCCGCACTTTAGTTGAGGATATTGCCGCTGAGATTATGGACTTGACGGCTGGGCTTCCTCCCCCCAAGGCAATTATCTGTGACCATGACGCCGGTGACCGTGCCGTGTTCGAGCGGCATACGGGCTACCTTACTCTGCCCGCGTACAAATCTATTCAGATTGGAATCCAGGCGGTACAAAAACGGTTACAGGCTCTCTGGGATGGCCAACCCGGCATCTTCATTTTGCGGGACTCGCTGGTGTCTGAGGATCAAGACTTAGCCGCAGCAGGTAAACCGTTGAAAACAGAGGATGAGTGGGATGGCTACGTCTGGGATTTGAAGCACAATAGGCAGACCAATAGTAAGAAGGATGAGCTGCCGGTCGATCTGAATAATCATGGCATGGATGCTCTCCGGTACATGGTGGCCTTTGTAGACTCCCTGGCTGACGATCCCGAGGAAGTAGAGGGCTTGCTTTTGTACGATGATGAAGTTAGGATAAGTCCTTACTAGCGGAGGCTCTAGCATGGACTTGGGAGAGAGTATGTTTCATGGTGGATTGGTCACTACCATAGCCCTCATCATCTTTTACTGTGGCGCGTCCTTCAACCGTATCAAATCATTGGAGCACAGAATGAAAGAACGGGAAGAGGCGGAAGAGGATATTAATACCAAGCTCAATCAGCTGGGCGCTCTAGTGGAGCGCGTTGATGGTGTTCGAGAGAGGTTGGAGGGCATCAATAGAAGCCAGCATGATCTCCGCAATATAATGATACGATTCCTTGCCAAGATCCCTCAAGAGTCCGGCGATTCCTAGTAAACATTTCCTATACATTTTGTTTTATCTCATGCTATACAGAGAGGGATGGGACTGTACTCTGAGGTGAAACTGTACTTAGAGCTGAGGCCCTACTACTTCAAGACGAGAGGAGTACTTATGGCAGTCACTTCAACAACGACCAAAATCACTCAAGTTCTGGCCATTATCGGACAACTTGCCAATCAGTTTGGCGGGTTCATTCCGGTGGCATGGCAACCTGTAGTCGCCATTAGCTTGGGCATCTTGCAGGGTGTTGGGGCGCTCATTGCCCACTTCTCTACCCCCGCTGGCGCTCCATTGCCGGTGGGTAGCACGGTTACTACCCCTACCGGAGTGACAACCATCGCGTAATCTGCGTAATCATTACGCCAAAATGAAGCTACTGGACTCCATTTTCGACAAGTTAGCGGGGGGAATGGCCGGGGTTATGCTTGGCGGGTCCAGTATGCGCCGTTCCGTGGAGTCATTTGACCGTTCCGAGTCCAGGGCCACCGAGAGCCTGATTGATAGTGAGATGGGGATTGGGACCATCGCGGACTTGACCCTTGCTGCTGAGGATGTCTCCTGGCGGGATTTGTCCATCGGACAAAATGGAGTCTTCACGATTAGCCGCCGTGGGCTCAGGTACATCACCAATCTGTCCCGGCTCATGTTCATCCTTAACCCGCTAATTCGCCGTGCTGTCACGGTCCAAGAGCTGTATGTCTGGGGCTCTGGAGTTCGGATCAAGGGAGAGGATGACACGGTTACGGAGGTGCTCAATGATTTCTTTAATGACCCAAAGAATCAACGAGTTATAGGGGAATCGTGGCCAGAGCGTGAGCGTGAGCAGCGTATTGACGGCAACACTTTTCTGGTCCTTTGGCGTAATAAGGCTAATGGGGCTTCTCGGGTCCGTCTCCTCCCTGTGGAGCAGGTAGAGGAGATTATTTGTAACCCGGATGACTCGAAAGAGCCGTGGTTCTACATTCGCGGGGCCTTCTCCAATGTGACCTATACGCCGGGAATGGACATGGAGGATTTCAATACTCCTCGGGTCATGTTCCCTGATATTGATTACGACCCGATCAATAAGCCCGCATTTTGGAAAGATGGGACTCCTATCAAGTGGGATGCGCCGGTTCTGCACATCAAGACTGGTGGCTTGTCAGGGATGCGCTTTGGAATGCCTGAGCTGTACTCTGCCCTGAATTGGGCTACGGGCTACAAGCGGATTCTTGAGAACTTTGCCACCATCTTGCAGGCATATGCCCGTATGGCCATGAAGATGACCGGCCTACCCGGCAAGAAAGGTGTGGCTGCGGCTAAGTCTAAGCTCGGGACAGGCATCAATAATTCCAGGTTTATTGACAACAACCCGCCCACGAATACTGCCAGTTGGGCTATGCTTTCCGGCAACGTGGATGTATCCCCCATCCGCACAGCCGGTTCAACCACCGGGCCGGATGAAGCTCGCGCTCTCCGGTCCATGGTGGCTTCTGGCACGGACACCCCGGAGCACTTTTTTGGCGATTCTGACATCGGTAATTTTGCAACGTCTTCTACTCTTGACCGTCCTACTGAGCTTAAGATGGTGGCTCGGCAGCGATTCTGGATGCTGATTATCCTTCATATATCCAATAAATTGATGGAATGGTCAGCGAGGGCTCCGCTGGGCAAGTTACGGCAGGCTGGGTTTGACACAGAGCTGAAACGGGACCAATTTGATGGCACTTTGGCCACAATGATTACGGCCCCTGAGGGCAAAAGCCTGCATGTTTCCATCGAGTTTGACTCCATTCTCGAACGGGACGTGACCGATAGGGTGCGGGCAGTAGTCCAGGCGGCTACTCTTGGAGGGAGCCCAGCGGAAGGAATCATCCCGGATAGGAAGCTCCTGTTCAAGCTCCTGATGACTGCTCTCGGGGAGAAGGAAGCTGATTTCCTGATGAACAAGTACTACCCTGATCCGGTACTCCAGGGCTTCGCTGATCCCGCAGATAGAATGGGTGACGAGCACTTGACGGCACAGGGCCGCAAGGAACTGGGAGATGCCGCTATTTTACAGGCCAAGAAGCCGCCTACGAATGGGCTTCCTAAGCCCTCGGGCTCTCCCAAGGGTGCGGTGACTAACTGATGCAAATCTACATGGAAAGGACTGATAATCCACTATCTATACTTAGTGATGGGTGGATTCATATAAGGCCCTGTGAGTCCGGTATCCGGGGCTTGTGGAACAGTTTTGTCTATTGGATGAGCAAAAGGAGAGCTTAATGTTCTTTACCTTAAAGGATACGGCGACTGAAGCGGGCAAGGCCATCTCGGCTGATAACGCCAAGAAAATACAGGACATCCACGACTCGACCATGGATCTAGGAGCGGGCTGTTCCTACGCCGGGATTGGCATTGGCGGGCTGTACGAGTCTGCTCGGATGCTTGAGGCAGCTCTGCCCATGAACACGTCCCATGATGCTCTGCGGGGGCAATTGCGGGATGCTCTGCGGACGGCTCATAACGTATCGGGCTGGTCAGACGCGGGGCCTTGGGTGAATGATGTATTCCCCGGCAATGTGGTCTATCAGCACCAGGGCCAGCAGTACAAGCGGTCTTACTCGGTGGGTAGCGGAGCTGCCGGGTCCACTCCTGCCGTGACTCTGGGCTCTGCCAAGAAGGTTCACACGGCATATGTGGACTCCAAGGATGACACCCAGGAGTCTCAGCGGCTCCTGATCGACATTCCCGCCAACGCCACAGAGCGGGACATTCCTGACTCGGTTCGCAAGAAGGACAACCCTGATGATTTCGCGGGTAAGGGGACCAGCTTCCCTATCCTGAAAGCTGAGGATGTGAACGCGGCGCTCCGTTCCATAGGTCGGGCTGGCTCGGATAACCTGGATTCTGCCACACTCAAGGCGAATATCCTCAGAATTGCCAAGAAAAAGGGCTTTCCTGTCCCGGCCAGTGATAAAGTGGCCAATTCTGACGTAATGATTACGCTGCCTTTGGGGGCAGAAGTGGTCAGGGAGAGCATAAACTTCTGCGGTGAGGCCCAAATCCGAGAGGGCGCGGCTAAGTTGGGTGCAATCCCGGTCAAGATCATTGGTCCGGGCTGGGGCTCATCGGCCTACTACTCGGCTGATGTAATCAAGCAGGCTATCAAGGATAAGGTGTGGCACGCTGGCCAGCATATGTATTTCAATCACGCCACGGCCACCGAGGAAGCTGAGCGGCCTGAGGGCTCCATCAACAATTTGGCGGCGGTTATGAAAGAGGATGCTCACTGGGATGATAATGGTCCCAAAGGTCCCGGCGCTTATACAACGGCCAAGGTGTTCTCTGACCATGCGGACCAGATCAGTGAGAAGGGGCCGTACATTGGGGCTTCTGTGAACGTGGCCTTGCAGTATCGGGCCGGGGA